AAAATCAAACCAGATGGGCCATTCATAGGTTGGACACCACAAATGTCATAAGCAATCATTTGAGGAGCAGCTCTACGAACTAAACTAATTAAAATTGGATCGTAACCAGCAACACCACTTCCACCAGAACCAGTAAAACCATTGTTACCAGCAGAGTTGATTGGGGATGCTTCAGTTAGCAAACCAGTTGTATTTTCTGCAATACGTTGTTCGGAAATTGCCTGTTCTTGATTTTCAAGAAGCATGGCAGTTACGGATCGTCTGTAAGAATCACTGATAGCAGGGAGTGCTTCGTGATCCAAAACAGGTTTCCATTTTTCGATTAAATGTTGTGAAATCCCTTGCATTTCTTCTCTCCTTGTGTTCGGAATGTACTATTCCTATTTATAAAACTTGTTATTTGATTGATCTGGCAATTGCTTGCGTGTAAACATCCATTGAACCTGATGACTGCTCAAACGTTGGTTCGGTATCTTCCGTAAGTAAAGCACTTTCTTTCTCTTGTCCTTCTTCTTTAGGAAAATAACTTTCTTTTAACGTCTGGATTTTTTCAGTATAATCCGATTCGTTTTCAAAAATAACACCCTTTGCGACTTCTCTCAATTTTTCTTGGTCATTGAAAGTTAAATCGGATGTCAAAGAAGTTAGTATGTCAGATTGCTTGTGTTCTGACAATTCTTTCTTATTTTCTATATTGGCAGTAACTTCTTGGTTCAATTTTTCTTCAAGCACCTTGACCTTAGTTGCCAATTCTTCTACCACATCAACCTTTTCTTCTGGAACGGTGATGTAATTTTCTGTAAACAGTTTTTTCAGACCAGAAATGAAATCTTCGGTAATCTCAGCACGAATGCCAGATTCGATTGTCATTTTATTTTCTTCCATCCATCCTTCTACGACATAAGACATATAAGAATCGACTTTAGTGGTCATTTCGTTGACAGCAGTTTGATATTCTTCGTCAAAGATAGCATGTACTTCTTCTTCCAAAGTTTCTAAAACTGAATCAACTTCAGTGTTTACTGCGGATTCAAAGATAACTTTTGCTTTATCTTTAAAGGTTTCGGATAACGTTTCACCGTTTCCTAAAGCATCGACATAATCGACTGATTCGTCTGCTTGACCCCTTGCCTTTTTAACTGCTTTGGATTTTAGCATTGCTCTGGAAATAGCAGCTTTATGAGCGGCAGATTTAGGCCCTTTATTGATACCTTTTTTACCTTTTTTCGTCCAACGTCTTACTTGCTTTAATTCACCACCAACAGTTCTCCAAACTAAAACATTAGTTGGTCGTGCTTGAACACCAGCAGTATATTCTTGAACGTCTTGCTGTTCTTCACCGATTGCAACGGCATCATCAGCAGCAACTTCATCTGGATTGAAAGATGCTTTACGATATGCTGGTTTATACCCTGCCTTACTCATCTTTTTCTTTCTGTCTTTTGCTCTTTTATCTTTGACTGCTTGAGATAATTTAGCATATGCCTTACGAGCAGCTGCCTTAGCACCACTTGTCATTTTTTTGAATTTTTTAACCAAAATTTCTTCGAGTTCTTCACTATCTTCGGATACTACTATCTCGAAGTTATCAAAATCGAAGTCAGGATTTTCCTCTTTGAGTATGGCAATTAACTCGTTATATGATTCGAGTTCTTCAGCAGTTATTTCCTCGTCTTCTTCAAGAATTTCTTCAGTATCTTCTTCAGCAACTGGTTCTTCTTGGATTGGTTCTACAGCATCCAAAATTTCCTGTTCTTCAGAAGCAACTAAGTCTTGAAAATCTTTTTCCAATGCTTCCATGTTACTTTCTCCTTGCTAATCTGTATATAGATTTATTTGTATTGTTATTTATAATAACTATAATTTTGACAAAAACCTTTCAAACTCTTGTAATGCGATTTGTTCACGTTCTTGTTTTGGTACATCTACCCTTTGCTTCATTCCAGCAATATCAGATTCTTGAATAATACCGTTATTCCAGACCCATTCTTTGCCTTCCATAATACCATTAACAAATGCATTAGGTGCAGACGGATCAGCAACAATGTCAGCGGCAGTTGCCAGATGAAAATCATCTTTTACTATCTTCGTACCATTTGACTGTTCATCTAATGAACCCATACCCCTAGAAGATACACCAAGTTTAGCACCTTCTTTGAGCAGACTCTCGACTATTTTTCCATATGGTGTATCACGCATAACCTTTGCTTTGCCGACCCAATCATCACCAGATCTACGCAATTCAGTTATCATGTGAGATACACGTTCTAAGTTAATAGTCGGGCCTTCTGGATGTCCAAGTTCACCAAAGGCACGATTTTCTTTGATATAATCTTTCTTATATCGTTTTACTTCCCTCTCCAAGATTGATCTTGGATAAGACCTTTTATTTCGATTGACTGTTTCGGATTGAAGAAAAACACCTTCTAAATACAGACCTTTCTTGCCGTCTGTACCTTCTTCGATCTCGACAACTTCCAATTCTTCATTAACTTCCGTTATAAGTTTCATTTTTACCCCTTTATCCAGAATAGTCTGTTCTACCAGTGAAACCAGCAACTTTTCTAACGGTAATGACAACAGTTGCAACACCACTACCAGCAGTTACTATAATATCACCAGTTGCACCACTAGCAGTACTATATGGAAGTTGTGCTTCTTTCCAGACACCATTTCCTGATAATTGCATTGCTGTTTCATCTGTTGTTGCATCCCAAGCAATAGTTACACCAGCGGCAGATGTCCATTTTACATCAACTATATTAACTCTTGCAGTTGCACCACTGGAATCATCCAAACCAGAAATATCCAATGTTTCAGAACCACCACTAGCAAGATTGATTAAATACGATGCTTTTCCTTTTATTGTCGATTGATCGAATAAAACTTTTTGTGCCATATTACTTTACCTCTGTTTCGACTTCTTCTTCATTGTCGATGCTATCCAACCAATCAGTGGCAACAAGTTCTTTTTTAACATCTAAAGCATCATTTATTTTATCAGCAAGAACTATATTGAACTGATTCATTGCTTCTACATTATCATCACTCAAAATTGCATTTACTAAATCGGTTGTTGCCATCTATAAACTCCTTATACATCCTCTATCTGACTATGAATTGTGTCTAATTCTTTTAAAAACTGTACTTCTTCTTCTGTTGGTTCAGTTGGTGCATCAGTTGATGGTGGTTGATCGTCAGGTACTTCATCTTCTGGTTCAGGAACTCCTTGAGGCCCCATTCCACCCCATTCGATGGTTGCATCCTTGACAATTTTTCCACCATCAACCTCTGCATCAATCTGTTTTTGCATTTCGACTATTTCCTTATCCGTCATTTGCATAATATTCTTTTTTATCCATGCCATTGAGAAGTAACGTCCAGCATACTCGGATATTGTGCTGAGTGCTTCCAATCGCATGTTTAAAATTTCACTGTTCTTCTGTTCTCTGTAAAAGTTATCTTCTGCATAGACATACTGAATTTCGTGCCTAATCTTATCCCAATCTTGAGGTTTGATTATGCCCTGTAGTATTAATTGTGCCTTGAGCAGTTGATTGAAGAAATCAGTGAACTCTGTTCTCAACCTCTGAACAAACTTTGAAAATTTCAATTCATCTCTTGTTATTTCCGATTCTCTACCTAAAGAGAAACCAGAACTATTCTGGTCATCAATTCTGGACGATGGTACATTCAACGACTTGTAGAATTTCTGGAGGAAGTAAATTACATCTTCCATTTCTCCTAAATTCTGTCCGCCGGGCAATGTTGAAATCTCTGTACCTCGTCCACCCTCTCGTCTAGGCAACCAGAAATCCTCTAACATTGACATATGTTTTCTATCATCTCTAACCTCACCCGTATCAGCATTATAAACCAGTTTATTACGATACCGATTCATTGTGTCTTGCAGATACTGTTCTGCTTTTGCTTTGGGTAAGTTTCCTACATCAATGTAGAATAATCGTCTTTCTGGAGCCCGACTGATACGGTAGATTACTAACGCATCTTCCATCATCCTCAATTGATTTAACGGTTTTATTGCTTTATGCAAATGACTTACGACCACATTTTTTGCGTGGTCAAACAGACCAGATGTTACATGAGCAATAGCATCAGGCAATATTCTAACTGCTTCTGATACTTGTGCATCTGGTTTTATTGCTTTTTCATTATATACAAAATATTCTTCGGTCTTCTTGACCATATCACCTTTATCGGTCTTTACTTTTTTATTTTCTCTGACCTTTCTGATCTTTCTTGGATCAATGTACCTAAGTTCTTGAATTCCTTGTTTTTTATTTTTTTCATCAATAATTATGTGATAATAGAGTCTACCATCAACATACCATCTTCTAAAAACTTCATATGCTTGAGTGTCAAATTTCAGTTTATCAATTATTTCATCGAAAGATTGATGTATTCTTTTCTTAACAGAATCGGGCGCACCCAATTGATTCAAATCTAATTTGATGACATTTTCTTCATCTTCTGGCATTATGACTGCTTCATTTACTATATCATCTATAGCTGCATCGCATTCAGGGTGAAGTGCCATATCACGATAACGATTAATCAGTTCTATCTCATTTTTGATAGACCCTGCCATATCAACGTATTGACCAAAAGCACCACCTGACGCAATAGGCAATGCACCGTCATCGTTTTCTGGTGGAGCAAACGTTTCTAAATTCTTCTTCTTTGCTCTCGTTATTTCAAATCCTAAAAATTTTGCCATCTTTGATACCTAGAGAAATGGGGGGATATTTGTAACTCCCCCCGATTGTTTTACTTTTATTTATACGATTAAAATTAACTACCAGCAACTAAGTCTAGCATGCTTCTTATTTTTCTGGATGCTACATCTTTCATAGCATTAACTACTGGTGTAATATCACTACTACCACCAAAGTTTGCTCCAGTAGCTGCTGGGCCATTTAAATTAACCCATTGATTGAAAGTCCAAGTTACATCAAAAGTTTCTAAAGAATCGGTAGTTTCCCAACCCAATTCAATAGCTGCCAATGTGCTTGGCCAACAATCTTGCATTGCATATTCAGCAATTTTCTGTCCATCTTTTGCTAAATGTACAACATGAGCAACTGATGTATATGCATCGTAGGTAGCAGCGGAAGTTACATTACTTACTGGCCCATTAATCAATTCTTGCCATGTTTCAATGTAATTTCTAACTGTAAAACCTTCGTCATTAACAATTGTTGTGTTCCAATCTTCGTATGTTCTATCCCCTGCCATCTTAACTTTTCTTCCCATATAAGGTACTTCTATCATTCCGATAGTACCAGCTGGTATAGAAGCAGTTTGGGCCATAAAGGAAATAAAATTAGCACCGTCTGTACCAACATTTCCCGTAATACCTGATGGTGGCATAATTTGAACAAAATAGAGGGATGGTCTTGCACCACCCCCTGCCATTGCTTGCTTGAAACCCGAAATATCCATTTACTTATTTCTCCTTTTATCCTGCAACTTCTGAGAAAGAAACACCAGTTCTTACAGCAATGAAATTCAACTGGATATAATTGATAGAACGTGCTGGTTTGATATAAATATCACCAACAAATTCATTTCTATCAATGACATCACCTGTATTGTTAGAGGAATCGCAAACAACTTTAAAGTCGTAAATACCTCTTTTTGCTTTAATACCAGCAAGAAACGGTTCTACCATGTTGCGGAATGATGCTCTAGTAAATTCATCGTTGAATTCAAACAACATATACTTAGCAGCGTTGGCAATAGTTCTTTCTAATAAGTTGAATAATCTTCGTACATTGATTCTATCAAAAGCACTGGGTTTTTTCAAGAATGTTTTATCTCCGTACAAAATCGTACCAGCACCGTTTATATTAGCAACTGGATTAATATTTGCTTTATAAAGTGTATCTCTGTCCGTTTTGTTTGGATCGAAATGTAACTTTACTATATTGCGAATTGCTCCACGATTCAACCCTGCTGGACTAAACCATGCTCCTACTGCTTGTTCAGTAGCAACACATAAACCAGCAACATCTCCATTTAATGGTATGTCTATGTATTTATCTGTATATCTGTTGTACATTCGTTTCCAACCAGAATCCATAACGGCATAAGATGTACTAGATAAACCAGTTTCAGTTGAGTCTGTTACTACAGAAGATGCTTTAGATGTACCTGTGCCAATAACACTTGCACTATCTGGTGAGAAAAATACAATAGCATCTTTACGATATTTTGCAACATTGTCGATTGTTTGTATTGCTAATGCACCAGAAGTATCGACACCAACTGGTAATAAATCTATATCAATAGATTCTTTATCACGAAACAAACCGTATCCAGTATTAGCACTATATCGAATAGCAGTTGTATTACCGTTATTAGCATCTGTAGTATTAGCATCCACACCACCACCCAATTTTAATGAAATAGGTTTAGTTGGATTTAGTACTGTAAATGCAGTTGCATGGGTTGATGTTTTGCTTTCCCAAGCAGCTTTCCCAATATTATCCCACTGTCCAGTAGCATAGATATACTTGGAGTCTCTACGAATAACATCTTTGAAATAATTACTATTGCCTTGATCGTTTTTTGCGTCAGTTACCAAAGATACATGAGCAAAAGTTTCTAAAATTTCCCCTGCTTTACCAGAAATTTGACCATCATAGTCTACGACTACAATATGAACTTCATCGTTTATTTCAACTCCACCATTATTATTAAGAACATAAGTGGAAGTAGTGGGCGCTCTGTCAAACAAGGAACTAAAATCTACTGAGGTAGTTGTACCATTTTGATAAAAATCTTCTTTCCAATTAGCAAAAGTACCAGAACTGCTATGATAGACATCTACTTGAATAGAATTTCCCAATTCTCCCATATACCTAGCGGCAAATGTTGCAGTTACTGCCGAAGCAGAATCGAATGCTTCTTCGTTTTTAAATGAAACTCCAGCAGCTGATGTACCACTAACAGTCTCAACTGTTACC